ATCATTGGCAAGCCGCATCTCAAGGCCATAAAACGCGCCCAGGATCGCCGCCTCAAAGCTGCACTCGTATTCCTGCTCATACTGGTCCTTGGACAACTGCCTGCGATTGTCCTCCAACTCCTCCTCAGGCAGAATCTTGCTCTCCGATGCCTTCAGGATCAGATGATGCCACTGTTTAGGGTTCATCCTGGCCGTCTGTAGCACTTCCCAAAACTGGTTCTTGCCCTTAGGCGTGCCCCCAAACACCGCCCAGCCCTGCTTATCCGACAATGCAGGCCGAATGACGTTACCCCAGACGCTCGGCCTGAAGTCGCCATACTCATCCATATAGACGCCATCAAAGCCCAAGCCGCGCATGGCGTCAGCGTTGTCCGCCCCGAACAGCCGAATCCGACTGCCATTGATCAGGTCCACCTGAAGTTCAGCCTCATTGACCGATTTCAGCAGCGGCCTCGCATACCGCTTCATGTAGTCCCATGAAATCGACTTGGCCTGACTACGATACGGAGCCACATAGCCATACAAGCCCGTGCCGGTCGTATTCAACGCCGCGTGCTTGATAATCTCGTTGACCGCCGCGACCGTCTTGCCCGCCCGGCGATGCGCTACAAGGCAGGACCAGCGTTGTGTGCGCTTATGAAACGGTAGGAACGCCTTTCGAGGGGCGTAGTCCAAAACTATTTCGCGTCGGTTGACCACTTGATAGACAACTCCACAGGCCCCTCATCAGCGCCCGTATGCTCCTGGCGGGCCAGCTTGGGAACATAGTATTCCAGAAGGTCCGTGAAACACGCAAACGCGACCTTCGGGCCATCACGCTCGTAAATCTCATCAAGCCACAATTCAAGCTTGTTCGAGTTTTTGCCGATGAAGTCAGCAAGGTTCGTGCGGACTGCCTGGAGTTCCGCCTTTGGGGGACGCCCGCCTTTGCCGTGTTCCGCCTTGAACTTGGTCATAGGGGATAGATACCGTCGAAGGCAGGATTGTGCAAGGCCATTGCTGTTGCATTATACGCAACATTGCGAATTGGGAAAAAATTCGTGGGGAGGGGCTGACAGCCACAGCCCTACCCCCCCACCGGGTTCGATAGGGGGGGGCCTATCTCACAATGGCACAATGGCACATGAGCGGCCGCATCGCTGTGATCCTGGACGCAAGGCGCGTGGCCTAGCTGGCTAGCGCATGGCCTAGCCTCACACACATGAGCGCAAGGGCTAGGCTAGGTCGCGTCGCATGATGCTAGCCAGCGCGTCACATGCCCATGTGTGGCTCACACAAGGCTATGCGCTGGCATACCCCTAGCCGGGTAGCGCGGGCCGTCTGACAGCTTGATCGCGGGGCCACAAATGCGGGGCGCGTGGCCAGCCTATCCACCCTCAATCCAGGCCCCAATACACGCCGCGACGAACAGGACATACACACCCATTACATGGGGTGTGTATTTGTGTCACGCTTGGCAAAAACGCTACAAAACGGACAATCGATTTTGATTTATTCAACAAAATCAATGGGGAAAAAACGGCCTGCATTTCAAATCAGACAATTGGGCCTTGTCACGCTAGGGGTCAAGCGTGACAGAAAAAAAGGGCCAAAAATGGGAGTTTTGTAGGGGCGGGCGAACACCCCTTATCACGCCTAGCCGCCCACCAATCACGCTGTATATAAGATACAACATATGCTTAGCCCTAAATTAAAGGCACGAAAAAGCCCGGCTTGTGACCGGGCTAAGTCGCGCCAGGATTGAAGCTGGCTAGGCTTGCCTGTTGAGGCTAACCAAATGATCCAAGGCGGTAACGACTTCATAACCAGCCTTAGCGGCTTTTTCGGCATTGCGCCTGTTAAAGACTTCCGCAATGGCCTTGCCGTCGCGCCGGATGATCCAGCTACCACAATGCCGGGGAAGTTCTGGAATTGAAGCTTGCATCGGTTCAGGCTCCAATCGGATTTGCGTTGAATTCGTCATGCAGGTCGGAAGCCAGCTTATCATAAGCGCCCTGGCCTAGCACGGAGTCGAAAGCCTCGCGCAACGTCATGCCCTCCGCAATGCGCGAAAGGATCATCTGGCTAATGGCTTGCGTCTTAGTCATGTCGTTTTCTCCTCTGTCGACAACCAACCCTATCACCCCCCTACACCCCGTCAATCCACATAATTCCACTTTTTTGCAATTATCCCTATTGCATTACGAATCGCCCTAGGGCATGGTCTGGTCATAGGCCAATCACGGCCAGGACGGAGAAAACGATATGACCTTTAAGGAGTATTCCAACGGCTGGTGCGTCTATTTCGACAAGCTTCGCAATGGTTGGTATGAAACCTATGTGCGAGACGCGCGGGGCGAAATGCACGACAAAATGCGTTGCGACACTTACGCCGGGGCGCGTGAGTATTACCGCGCGTTCCAGGCTATCGCTAAAAACGCCTAACCCTCAACACAACGCCGATAACCGGCCCAAGGCGGGAGCGCACAGCGTGGCCCGCCTTAAGGCTGCAAAATAGGAGATTGCACAATGTCTGCTGGCGACCTTGAACGCCTAATCGCCATTGAACGCGATATCGTGAAACTCACGATTGGCGCGGCCAGCCTCTATCCTGGCACGGCCAAGGCGCGAAAGGATCTGGAGCGCGCCGATAAGCTGTCCCTGGAGTCCGCCAAGATTTTCAAGCGGCTTTCCGCCCGCTTGTCCTGAACCCTCATAGGAGAAAACACAATGCGTAAATCTGAATTGCTTGATCATTGGGCAAGCCTAAAGCCAGGGCTCCCCCTCAAGCCGAACGCCATTCACAACCGGCATAAGGGCTCAACATACGGCCATGACGGTATCAGGATTGAGGGCTCGCCAGAATTCATTGACTCGATCCTTTCCCGCCTCCAGGACCTGCTAGCCTATGAGAACGCGGACACGCGGCTAGGCGTGGCCTATGCCCAAGTGTCAGCCAAGCCCGGTAAGGATCACTCCGGCGGCGACCATGTATGCTACGTCAAGTTTCACGAACGCGGCGATGAAGCCAAGATTGCCAACCGCGCATTTGGTGAAGTCACCTTCAAGCGCCCTCGCGCCGCCTGATAGCCCATCAATCCAGGAAATTGCACATGACTGACTACGCCCCCGGCCCATGGCACGCTCACAAAACCGGAATCGTGACGTTCTACGGAACGCGACGGATTCAGGTTGCCTCCGCTCGTCAACCCCTTTTCACCGCCGAATGTCAGGAAGCCAACGCCCGCCTGATCGCCGCCGCGCCTGAATTGTTGGCGGCCTTGCAAGCCGTGGCGGATTATTGGGCGGGCGGCGACGTTCCAGAAGTCTTGGATACGCAAATGCGCGCCGCCATCGCCAAGGCTACCGGGGCGCAATCATGACCCCCCGTCAGATCCTATCCCACGCGATAGAGGAGGCCGTCACGTTCGGAGACATTCCCGCGCCACTAGAGCCCGCCGTGATGACCGCCGCGTCAATGCTGCCCGATAGCGTCCTGGATTGTTTCGTTCGGCAATGCCGCCTAGCGGAGCGTCGCTAGTGCCGCGACAGTCACCGTCAACATACACACCGGAGGATGACGCGCTGTTAGTGTCTATGCGAGCGCAAGGCCTCTACTGGACCGAGATAGCGGAGGCCCTGGCGCGTTCGTTTAACAGCGTCAAAGGCCGTCATAGCCAGCTTACCAAGACAGGCGGGCGGTCCAATAGCGTGTCGATCAATCCGCACGACTTCGGCAAGCAATGCGAGCGGCACGCGCAAGCTGTCATGCGCCAGGGCGGCTTTGCGGCCTTCACTGACAATGGCGACAAGCGCGGCGCGTTCGGCATTTGCGCCCCGCTTGTGTGGCCGGAAAAGATTGCGATAAGTGCAAAAAGGGGTTGATTTGTAATTCGCCCCTAACTAGGATCAATCATCGCTTCAGAGGAGAAAACGCGATGTCTACCGAAACCAACCACGCCCGCGACAATGCCCAAGCTTGGGCGCAAACGATCGCCGATATGGTGGCCGCGCTTGAAACGTGCGAGGATTGCGAGCAAGCCGAAGCCGCACAAGAGGCTATCCAAGAGGCCCCGCTTTCCGTTGAAGTCCGTTCGGGCTGGTATTGCCCCGGCATGGTAGCGGAGCCCGTCGAATATCAAATCCTTCTGTCAACGGGCGGCCCCGCGCTTCGCATCACCGGCCAGCTTGGCGCACACGGCGAGGCGGTCACCGCTTACATGGTATATCAGGATTGGGGCACGTCCTGGACCCTCTACCACCCCGCGCACGGCGAGCCGTTGTTTGACTCGCACAACTCGGACGTTCTGACATTCGCTCAACAATTCTATTTTGCGGAGTAAGGGTCATGCCCTGGTCCGAAGCCCAAGACGCCACCATCCTACGCCTACAGTCGGAAGGCTACAGCGCCTCCGAGACGGGCAAGGCCGTAGGCGTGACCCGCAACGCGGTCATCGGTCGCTTGTATCGCTTGCGGGCTCACGGCCAAGGCTTGCCCGCCCGCGTGCATCCACCGCGCCAAGAGCCCAAGCCCAAGCCCGCCAAGGCCCCACGCTTTCCCAAGGACAAGCCGGTCAAGCCGGTTATGCGGACGGCGGCGGAAAACATAGGCCCGCCACCCACGGCCAAGGCGGAACGCAAGCCCTGGCGTGAGGCCATGCTAGAAGCCTTCTCGCCTCTGCCCGGTTCACAGCCGGTTCTATGGTCCCAACGTGGCCGTGCGGCCTGTGCGTGGCCCGTAGGTGGCGACGGTGAGGGGCTGATAAGCTGTGCCATGCCTACCGATGGCCGTTCGTATTGCTCGCATCATCACGCGCTTGCCTACGTCCAGACAAAGCGCCCTGGCCCTCTCAAGTATGGGAAGTTCGCATGAAAGTGCTTGTCGCCTGCGAATATAGCGGGACCGTTCGCAATGCGTTTGCGGCCCGTGGCCATGACGCCTGGTCATGTGACTTGCTGCCAAGCGAGGACGGATCAGAACGCCACATTATCGGGGACGCCCTGACCCTGCTTGCCGATGGCTGGGATTTGCTAATTGCGCACCCGCCTTGCACCAGGTTGTGCAATTCCGGCGTCCGCTGGCTCTCGACCCCGCCGCCGGGCAAGTCCGCCGACCAGATGCAGCGCGAGCTGCAGGAAGGCGCGGCCCTGTTCTCAGCCTTTTGGAATGCCCCCATCGACCGGATTGCCGTTGAAAATCCCGTTATGCACCGACACGCCAAAGCCCTGATCGAAGGCTACCAGGCCCCGGCGCAATCGGTTCAGCCTTGGCAGTTCGGGCATGGCGAGTGCAAGCGCACCTGCCTCTGGCTTAAGGGCCTGCCCGTGCTTGTTCCAACTGATATTGTTGAAGGCCGGGAACAGCGGGTTCATCGTATGCCGCCAGGCGCGGATCGCTGGAAAGAGCGTTCGCGCTTTTACTCAGGCATTGCCGACGCGATGGCGGATCAATGGGGGCAAGCATGACCGACCGTCTAGCCCGCGCCACCGCTTCCCTGAAAGCCCTGTATGCCGACCCGGTGCAGAAGGCGAGGCTTATGGAGGCCCGCCACGGCGCGGCATTGTGGACGGGAACGGAAGATGAATTGTTGTTGTGGTATAGAAAATATGGGTTTCCTAACGCCTGGATAGCCCAACACTTAGACCGAACAACCAACGCGGTTATTGGCCGCTATCACAGACTTATGAAGGAGAAAACAAAGTGACCTATCTGAGACTTGCTTTCGAGTGCCTGTTTACGATTGGCGCGTTCCTGGCCTTTGCCTTGCTGGCCGTCACGTTTGCCGCGATTGTGGGAGGCTAATTAGATGACCCAGACAAAATACTTTGTCATTCGCTATAACGGCGAAAACCCGGAATTGCATATGGCAACCAATTTCCTGAATGACGCCCGCGATGAGGCCCAACGCGCCGCCCTGTCTTGCCCCCAAACCCGCTTTCTGATCGCCACAGAGACCCAATCCGTTGTAGTTCAAACTCAAGTAAACTGGACAGACAAATGACAGAGCAAGAACGTATAGACAAGATTAACCAGCTTCGCATTCGTCACGCGGAAGCACAGAAGTTGGCCGACCGCGCACAAGATAAGTATATGATCGCGGCGGCAAATGCGGTTCGCATTCGTAATGCCCTGGAAGATTTGCTTATGGAGGCTGACCATGACTGAATGGATCAAGCACGACGGCGGACCCCAGCCGGTCGCGGATGATGTGTGGGTTAGCGTGCATGTAAGCGACGGATACACGACCGCGTGGCTTTCGCAGACGGTGCCGTGGCAAAAACAGAGGGTCTACCGAGTCCTCAACCAACACCTCATCGACGCCGCCCGTCTGGAAGGCATCCGGCTAGGGCTGGAGGCTGCTGCGAGGGCAGTTGATGCGGGGGCCAAGGATTGGCACGCCGATATCCCTTGGATCGACATTGACTACCCTTCGGAAGACCACCCCGTAGTGGACACCATTAGAGCGCTTCGCACCGAAGCAAACGCCATCCGCGCCCTAGACCCCGCCACCATCGCAAAGGAGACTGCACGATGACTAATGAAGAACTGGACAGAGCCACGGCGGATGAGGCGTGGCGGCTTTGGCAAATACAAGGCGCAGATCACCCGCAACCCGCCACCATCGCCGCCCGCCTAGCCCGCGAAGGCTGGACCCCGCCAGAGCCGGTGGACCCTGACCTGTTGGCGCTTAAAGGGTGGCTCAACGGGCCGTTTCGTGTGGTGCCGACCCTAGAAGCCGCCTACCTCGCCGGTGCCCGCATGGCCCGAGAACAGGAACAGGAACGGGCGAAGGGGTTGGTGGAGTATGTAAGCGTCCGCGCTCACATAAGCACCGCTGCCGACAACGCCCTCGCCGCATACAAGGCCGGGAGGGCTGCACGATGACCGAGCCAGACGAGGCGCTAGAGGGGTTTCGGAAGTGGGCTAGCATCCGGTATCCGAAGGTCGCAGCCTACATTGAAGCTGGCGCATGTGACGGTGACGACACCGCCGAAGCCTACCGCGCCGGTCAGGCCGCATCCGCCGAGAGGATCAAGGCTCTGGAGGAGGAACTGGCGGTCGCGCTTATGCAAGTGAGCCTGTGGGCGCAGGCGCGGAGATATCAAATCGGCGGAATACCGACTACCGACGCCTTCCGGCCCCGCACTCTGCTCAAGGAGGCTGGCCAGTGAGTGAAGCTGAGGTGAAGTGCGTCAACGCCCACGACAGGTGCTTTGAGGGCGGTCCCTGCCCGCTCTGCGAGTTGGTCCGCTATCGGGATGAACAGGGCCGGTTCGCTAAAGCCGAGGAGGCTGACCAGTGAACCCCGCATGGCTTCTCCACGACCTCCTCCGCGCCATCTTCGGCCCGCCCAAGCCCCGCCGCGAGCCGCTGCAACTGCCCGACGACCGAAACTATGGCGGGCCTGAGCGGCGCTTCGATGGCTGGCCTAACACGACATGGAAAGCGCCGTGGCTGTGACCTTGCAATGGGCAGATGCTCACCTTTCGTCAGCTCACCGAAACGCTGCCGGAAAACTGCACGGCCACACTTGGCGGGTTCGGGCCTTCTGGCCGCATGACGGAACGGACGTTCTGGAGCGGCAACGGTTGCTGCGGAAATGGGCGTCTGCCCTAGATCACCGGGAACTGCCCGCGCATCTGACCCTATCCGAAGACCTCGCGGGCCACCTGGGCGCTGCCGTCAAGGCTTGCCGCGTTGAGGTATGGCGCGAGGCGGAAGGCTTGGGGGCTGTGTGGATTGCACAAACAAAGGAGATCGAAATATGACCACGCTTTACCTATGCGGGCCGATCAATGGCTGCACGGACGAACAGGCAACGGGCTGGCGCGAGCATGTCAAAAGCCTTTGGGCAGGCGAAACCCTGGACCCTATGCGGCGGGACTATCGCGGCAAGGAAGCGGTCGCCTATCGGGACATCGTGGAACTCGACAAGATCGACATTCAGCGATGCGACGCGGTTTTGGTCAGCTACGACAAGCCGAGCGTTGGAACGTCAATGGAAGTGCTGTTTGCGTGGCAGATCGGGAAGCCGGTTGTGGTCGTCGCTGACAGCAAGACAACGATCTCCCCTTGGTTGCGATACCACGCGCACAGGATCGTTGGGGACTATGAAACTGGCGTTGCCGTCGCGGCTGAACTCTCTCGCGAATGACGATTCACTACCACGGCACCCCGATTACCCCAAACGAAGTGCTTTTAAGCATTTCTGGCCGTAATTTTTGCGTGTCTCACGCTAGGCCAGATCAAGTCAAAACAGTTCATGCAATTGGTCAGTCCGTGATGCTGGACAATGGCGCTTTTTCTAAACACACTACGGGCCGGCAAACGAATTGGACAGCATACTATTCTTGGTGTGACCAATGGCTAGACTATCAAACAACTTGGGCCGTAATTCCAGACGTGATTGATGCTGGAAGCCAGGAACAGGACGCGCTAATTCGAGAATGGCCGCACGGCCAGCGCGGCGCTCCCGTATGGCATACGGGGGAGCCTATTTCTCGGCTTCTTGCCCTATGTGACGCATGGCCCCGTGTGTGTGTAGGCTCTACAGACGAGCATTGGCAGGTTTTAGGCCCTGCATGGCGTAGGCGTATGGATGAGGCGTTTAATGAACTTGCGAAGCGCCATAAGCGCATTCCTTGGCTGCATATGTTGCGGGGAATGCAACTGGCCCTGCATCATTATCCCTTCTCCAGCTTGGACAGCACAGACATAGCCCGCAATCATCACCTAATCCATAATTCTGCTTTGGCTATGGCTACGCGGTGGGACGCCGCGCAATGCCCTCCGCGATGGGAAATTAAAGCCCAACAACAAGATTTGTATGGAGACTAAAATGGCTGGTCGCCCGGTATCTTGGACGCCCCAGGAGGACGCTACCCTTTGCGCCTTGCGGCAAGAGGGCTATACTGCTCGACAGATCGCGCAAGAAATGGGCAAGACCCGGAGCGCGGTGCTAGGTCGAATCTACAGGCTACAGGCGAAAAAAGATGTTCGAGTGGGGATATCTTCCCAAGAGGGACAAGCGTCCAAACCAGCACAGGCTGACGCCGGAACAGATGGCGGAAGGCCGCTATAAGGGCAGCAAGTCCAGCAAAGGAAAGCTACGCGGCGACAGGGTGTATTATCAAGCCCTGATCGCTTTGCGAAAGGACTACTCGACAACTAACACCAAGGCCGCGCAACAGTGGGTTAAAGACAACCCCGAGGAATTTAGCCGCATATGCAGGGAAGCCGCATACAAAGCCTGGGAAGAAGGCGGGCCGATGCGTAAGGCCGTTAGCCGGAACAAAATAAAGCGAGCGATGGCGTTGCGCGGAGACTCGAAAGCGTATAAAAGACCTCCGCGAGTTGAGAGATAGACATTTTCCTCGCCGCCCCGTCGCCTGTCCTCTCCTCCAGGCGGCGGGGCCTTTTTTATGCCTTTTTCCAGGCGTCGGTCCCGGCGCGGCGAACGTATCCAGCATTCACCAGCTTCATAAGCGAGCGCCTGACGCCTTGGCGGGCAGTCGCCGCGCTGCATTCCGCTTCGTCTCTGATTGCGTTTCGCATGTCGTCCTCCGACACGATCTTGCCGCTTTCGAGTAGGTTCATTAACACAATGTCATACTTGCTGGTCTTGCCGCCCGCCGCCCGTAGCGCATCGTTATAGGTCGAAACCAGGGACGACGCGGGCTTGCCCTTCTTGTTCACGCCAAGCGGCATAGGCTCCATTGTAAAATACATGTCCTCCAGCCTATCCCCATCCTTTTGCTTGGCGACCGTGACGCGAGCCGTTGGAGCTTCGGGATCAGGCTTGAACACGCCTAGCAGGAAGTCCAAGTTTGCCATCATGGCAGACGAGCCACGCGGCCTGTCTGACGCATTGTGGCCGGTATGGTGGATGATGATAGCGGAGCATCCGAACTGTGCCCGAACGTCCGTATTGATGGCGCGGATATAGGATGCAATGTCGTTCGATGAATTTTCATCGCCCGCGAACGTTTGAGATAGCGTGTCGATCACGACCAGGGCGGGCTTCACCTTCATTCGGTGCATGGCCGCAACCAACGCTTCTAACTGCTCCTTCACAGTCAGAATAAGCGGTGTCGTCACTAGCCAAATGTCGTCGGAGATCGGCAAGCCGTGGTGCTTATGCCAAGCCTGAATCCGCCGATAGATACCCGCGCCGCCTTCGGAAGCCAGATACAAGACCGGGGCCTTGCGCGTTTCCTTGCCGATAAAGTCCATCCCGTTTGCCATATGGCAGCACAGGTCGATGGCGATGAACGACTTGAACGTGCCAGACGCACCGAAAATCATGCCCACGGCTTGTTCGGGGATCAGGTCATCCACAATCCAGTCAATGTCTTCATACTCGCGGCCAACATCGTTAGCCGTTCGGATCAGTTCGCCGGGCTCAAAAGCGGGCTCCGGGGCAAATTTCTGAGCGCCATGCACCAGCCGTGGGATTTCTTGGACACGGGCCTCCCAGCGCCGCAATTCCGGCCCTTCAGGGGGCTTCCCGGCCTGCATGAGCCCGGTGACCATCTCAACGGTTGTGTCGGGCCTCACGCCCTCGCTAGTGAGCCTAGCGGTCAGCTTCAAAAGCGGATCATGATAGCTACGCTCATCCAGATTTGGCGTAACCAGCGCCTCAACAAGCTGTGCGGCATTTGATCGGGGCTTCAGTTCGCGCCGTAGCGGGACCACCGTTTCAGAGCGCAATCGGTCAAGGTTGATGCCAAACACCATGCAAGCATCGTCCAGGCTATAAACCCGTTGTGCGTCAAATTGCCGCAGTTGCGCCGCAAAGGCACCGCTAGGCCGCTTCTTCGTGTTCGCGCCTTGGGGGAGCCTCACATACCGGATCAGGTTGTTGCCCGACGCATCCGCTTTAACGAGTCCGTCCAGGGCCATTGCCTGCATGATGCGGTCGATCAATGCCGGATCGCGAGCATCGGGATCGTCCGCGTCGATCAGACAGCCAATCTGGAACTTGCCCGGTGACGTTTCGATCACATAGCTAGGGTGTGCCCCTAGCCCGGCCATGTCGGCATCGTCGGCTACGAGAACGCATAGCCTGTGAAAGTGTGCCTTACGCCGTGCTATCTCCTTGCCCTTCATGGCAGAGACACAGAAGAAATTGTTATCTTCCGACCGGCTGTTAATTAGCCGCTGTTGGGCCTCAGTCGCCCGCCATGCCTTGCCGCCCCACATGGTGACATCGGCGGCATTCGGGTCGGCGCGAAAGCTAGTCGTCCAGCCGTAGCCGTCGCCCAGGTCGCCATAGACGTGTTGCAGGAACTCGCTGTTGTCCACGGGTTAACCCTTGAACAGCGTTTCAAGGCTGATCTTTATTTTATGTTGCTCTGCATAATCGAGGATGGGCTTCCAATACTTAAGCGGAACCTTGCCGCCAGAGCCCTTTTTACTTGTGGGTTGCAACCACCGCGATACGGTAGATGGATAGGTGTTCAGGATGGTCGCGGCCTTAGTGACGCCGCCGAGCATAGTGACGACATCGTATGCGGGCTGTTCACGCCCTCGGATCGAATTCATGGGGAAATCTCCTTGTCACACACACTAGGCCGAGAAGCGCATTTTCTGCAATAGCGATTTGTGCAAAAAAATGTCTGGACACGCTAAACGGGGCCGACTAGGGTTCGGTCATTGGATGGAGAAACCCAATGTCAAACAGAGAAACAGCCCTGGAGGCCCTCGCCTCCGCATGGGTGAAAGCCAAGACCGCCGAAATCGAAGCCAACGCCCTGCGCGTCTCAATCGAAACTGAAATCATCGCCATAACCGGAGCCAAGGAAGAAGGCCGCGAAACACACACTCTGCCCACGCACAAAATCACCGTCATCGGAAAGCTGACCTACAAAGCCGAATTTGAGCCCTTGCACGAACTTACCGAACAATGGCCCGAGCAATTCCAAGTCATCAAATACGAGCCCAAACTGAACGAACCGCAAATCCGCAAAATCCGCGAAATGCGCCCCGACCTGTATCGCCAGATGTCCGAACACATCACCGTCAAGCCAGCCAAAACCGGGATCAACATTGAGGAAGTGAACTGAAATGGAAATCAAGATTGAAAAGGGGATTGCTATGAGGCCCACTCGAACAGGGCCTATGACCGAAGCAATCCGTATGCTTATGCGGTCCGAAGTGGGGGACAGTGTTTATATTCCTCATCAAGCGGGGAAAAGCGTTAGAACTAGGGCGCGTCAAGTCGGGGGGCCGGGTTGGTGCGTAACACGATCCGACGCCAACGGGGCTCGCGTTTGGAAAATTGCTGAACCGAACGGGGGTATTGGCAATGTCCTTTGACCTCAAATCCATCCGCAAATCCGAAGCCATCGCCGCCCCCCGCGTCATGCTCTATGGCGTGGAGGGGATCGGCAAGACCACCTTTGCCGCTGGTGCGCCTAACCCTGTCTTCATTCTAACCGAGGACGGCCTGGGCTCGCTTAAGGTCGATCACTTCCCGATTGCTCGTTCGTCTAATGACGTTCTGGAGGCCATCGGGACGCTCTACAGCGAGAAGCACGATTTCCGCACCGTGGTCCTGGACTCAGCCGATTGGCTTGAGAACATGATATGGCAGGAAGTCGAAGCCAAGCATGACGCCAAAGACCTCGCCTATGGTAAGGGTGCGGTGCTGGTGACAAACCGCTGGCGGGAAATTCTGGATGGCCTCAACGCCCTCCGCAATGACCGCAAGATGGCCGTCATCGTGATCGCGCATTGCGCCATCAAGCGTTTCGACAGCCCCGAAGTCGAGCCCTATGACCGCTACCAGCCGAAGCTTCAGGACCGGTCTAGCGCCATCCTGCGTGAGTGGGCCGACGCGGTGCTATTTGGGAACTACAAGACCCTCGTCAAGAAAGACGACGTTGGGTTTTCCAAAACCAGCAATCGCGGAATTTCGACCGGCGAAAGGTTGCTCTACACAAACGAGCGCCCCGCCTACATGGCGAAAAACCGCTATAGCCTTCCCGACCATATCCCTATGGCCTGGGATGAATTCGAAGCCGCAATCAACTAAGGAACCAGAAAACCATGCCTGCAATCGACTTTGACGTTACCGCCTATGAGCCACAGCCCGTCCGCTCCGGTTGGGAACCGCTGCCTCCTGGCGACTATACCGCCTGCGTGACTTCCACCGAAGTCAAGCCGACCAAGGCCGGCAACGGGGAGTATATCGAACTCACCATTGAGATCATGGACGGGGACTTTTCCGGTCGCAAGATTTGGGAGCGTCTGAACATCAACAACCCGTCCGAACAGACGGTGCAGATCGCCCGGTCGCAGCTTAACCAGCTTGCCACCGCGCTAGGCCAAGTCCCGCTGAAGGACACGGATCAACTGCTGGAGATTCCGTTCACCTTGACGCTGGACATCGACCGCAAGGACACCACGCGCAATCGGGTCATGGGCTATTCGTCCGCGTCATCGGCTCCGCGTAAGTCGGTGACAGCGCCCAAGCTGGACCCGGTGGCTACAACCAAGAAGCCCTGGGAGAAGTAAGCATGGTCGCGGTGCCCGAGCCTGTGAGGACCACAGCGAAAGAGATTTACGCTTGGTATGAGCAACAGAAGGAGGAACACAGAGAGCATCTGGGGGCCTCACAGATCGGGCACCA